CTTACCGGACGGTAACTATAAGATCAATATACGTCCCTTATTTACCAGTTTGGTTAATATAACAGAGAGGTCATGGAGAAGATACTAGAGTCAGCATGGGCATTATTTGTAGCTATAGGGTGGTTCTTCATAAACAGAATTACAGCTAAGGTAGATTCTCTGGAGAAGGACAAAGCAGATGGTTCTACTGTAGGTAGACAAGCAGGATTGATACATGAGGTAGACCGTAGGATAGACGAGTTACAACATACTACTGTCCCTAGACAAGAATATAAGTCTGACATTGCTAGTTTACATATACGAGCTAATGAATTAGAACGATCTAAAGAAGATAAGGTAACAGATGTACGCATTGTTAACAAAGACGATCCTAGTCCTGCTAAAAAAGGAAAATAAGTGGACAAAATTAATGAGATGTATATAGCAATAACTAGTGGTCTACTTGGTATAGGACTCTGGATTTTCAAGAGGTTATTTAAGTCTATTGACTTAGCTCATGAACGTATAGATAGACTTGAATCTAAAGTAGTAGATCGTGCGTACTTAGAGTCTCAACTAGTACCCATTAGGCAGGACTTAAAGATTATACTTAAACATTTACTTGGAACTAAAAAATGACTAGCCGTAAGACTAATAATCAGCTAATTAAAGACATTATTACTTCTAAAGATAATCTTAATAGGCTTATGTTAGTAGAATGGTTTGATCCTTATGATAACTCAGAAGAAGTAACTATAGCTGACTTAGATGTACAAAGGGCTGTCTATGAGTCCTGTGGTTTTCTTATGGGTGTATCTAATGATCATGTAGTTATTGGTTATAATAAGGATAGAAGTGAACTAGGAAAATACAAGGGATGTGGAGCTATTCCACTATCTCTAGTTATTAATGTACATATAATGGATAGGAATTGTAAGTAATGGACGTACTAAATAGATTTCCTTGGACTATGGTAATGATGGTAGTAGTAGGATGGTGTCTGGCTTATTACGTTTGTACACCTAACTAGGAGTAATACAATGGAAGCATTTATGAATCAAGGGTGGTTTCAGATAGCAGGAGAAGTAGTACTAATGTTTACAGCTCTAACTGGAGCTATGCCTGACAGGTTTGTTAACAAGATACCTGTCTTAGGGAAACTTTGGCCTATCTTTAACTGGTTAGCTGGTAATATCTTTAATAACGTCAATCATCCTAAAGGGATGGCTGCACTACAAGAAGTAGAAGATGAACTTGACAAAGCAAAAGCTGAAATTAAAGAGCGTACTGGTTTGCCTGATGTTCTTAACGGGGTGTAGTAGTATATTAACTGAAATGGTTGCACCAGCAACTAACTTTGGGTTAGGACTATACAATGCTGACTCATACTACTCTAAAGAATGTCTGTGGTATGAGCCAGTACAGTTTAGTGCTGAGACTAAAGAGTGGATAACTAAGAATAGTCCACCTGGTATAGTAGTAAAAGATATAGCTAAAGTAGCTAGAAATAATGATCTCTATAGTGAGGTATGTAAAAAATGAGTAACGGAACCGTTAAAGACCTTGGTGACCTACATGGAATTATCGCTCGTACACTTAAAGACCAGATACTTAACGGTGTAACCTCGGTATCTAAAGATGGAACTATTGAACAAATATCAGCTCCTGCATCAGTCCTTAATGTTGCAAGGCAGTTTCTACGAGACAATAATATTGAGTGCCTTGGTGCTAATAATGAAGACATAAAAGGATTAGTAGAGGAGTTACCGTTTGATGAAACCCCAAGTAGATCAACTAGAACTAATTAAAAGTGACTTCCGTAATTTTCTTTATATTGCTTGGAAGCACCTTGCTCTACCTCCTCCTACTCCTATACAATACGACATCGCTGAGTATCTCCAAGGTGGGCCTAAGAGACTTATTATCCAGGCCTTTAGAGGTGTTGGTAAATCTTGGATTACTTCTGCTTTTGTTGTATGGAAGTTATTGGTCGATCCACAATTAAAGTTTCTGGTTATATCTGCATCTAAACAAAGGGCTGATGATTTCTCTACTTTTACTAAACGGATTATCCATGAGATGCCTATTCTTCAGCATCTCAGGGCAAGAGAAGAGCAAAGAAACTCTAATGTTGCCTTTGATGTAGCTCCCAGTAGAGCAGCTCACGCACCTTCAGTTAAATCTGTAGGTATCACTGGACAGATTGTAGGGTCTCGTGCCCACTTTATTATTGCTGATGATGTTGAAGTATTATCCAATGCTTTAACCCAAGTAATGAGAGACAAGTTGGGTGAAGTAGTAAAAGAATTCGATGCTGTGGTGATGCCTAAGGTAGGACGTATAGTCTATCTTGGGACACCACAGGTCGAAGAGTCATTATATGCAGGATTACAAGATAGAGGCTATGAGTGTCGCATATGGCCCGCTAGGATGCCCGATAAGCGTCTAAAAGAGTTCTATGCACACCGACTATCGCCTTTTATAAACAAGCTTCAGATCGAAGCTCAGGAGCCCACAGACCCTATGAGGTTTGATAGCCTTGATCTTACTGAGCGAGAGGCTTCCTATGGTAAATCAGGGTTTGCACTACAGTTTATGTTGGATACTTCTGGTGAAGATGACCAGAGATTCCCATTAAAACTTAAGGATTTAATAGTAATACCACTAAGTACAGAGCAAGGCCCAGGAGAAGTCCTCTATGGTAAAGATGAAGTACTAGATTTACCTGCTGTAGGACTCACTGGAGACTATTTTTATAAGGCTATGCACGTCTCTCAGGACTATTTTACCTATACTGGTGCTGCTATGCACATTGATCCTAGTGGTAGAGGACAGGATGAGACAGGTTATGTAGTTACTAAGATGTTACATGGTAAAATCTTTGTACTAGAAGTCGGAGGACTTAAAGGTGGGTACGACAACTTCACTCTTACGAAGCTGGCTAAGATTGCTCAAAAACACAAAGTCAACCTCGTTGAAATTGAGGCTAACTTTGGGGACGGGATGTATACTGAGATATTTAAGCCCGTCCTATTCAAATATCACCGCTGTACTGTCGAAGAGATTAAACATAGTAAGCAGAAGGAAGCTAGGATTATAGATGCTTTAGAGCCTGTTATGAACCAACATAGGCTTGTTATTGATAGAAGAGAAGTAGAAAGGGACTATGAAGAGTCCAAAGAAGAACCTAGGAGACAATTGTTCTACCAGATGACAAGGTTGACGAGAGACAAGGGGTCTCTCCAGTATGACGATAGGCTTGATGTTCTGGCTATGGGTGTTCAATATTGGTGGGATCAGATAGCTCAAGATGAACACGCTGCTTACAAAGAGCGACAACAAGAGGAGTTTATGGATGGAATAATGAACTTTATGAATACTGTTAATGAAACTAATATAGACGAGTCTGTATGGACTCACGCGAGGTAAGATGCTTTGGTTATTAATGATAATCCACCTAGGGGGTGATCCTATATCTGTAGTACACGCTGAGATAGGGCAGACCTTTCACAGCAAACAAGATTGTATTAAGCGTATGAGAGAAATATTTCAACAGGCTGAACAACAGAATCAACCTGTACCACCTGAAGTTAACATGGGATGTGTTGCTTTTAAAGGAAAAGGAGCTTAATGAAGAACTATGTTGAAACTTGTACTAGTTGTATCTTAAAAGATGCTCAAATAGAGATGCTAAGACTAGAAATGGGTGAATATAAAGCTAAGTATAAGGATGCCATAGATCGTGCTAACAAGTACACTAAAGATGACCCAGAGTATAACCCCACTTAATATAAAAGAGATTACCAATGGAATCAGACCAGCAAAACAAGGAAGATATCCTCCTTCAGGGTATGATTAGTCTACCCGTAAGTAAACCAACTTGGTTAAACCAATGTGGCACATGGAGCATAGTTTATCCAAGTGAATATACAAGAAAAGAAAGATTATCACGTTCATAAACCGCAACATAAAGTAAAACGAGTACCTAAAATTATTAAAACAAAGGAGCTGGATAATGAAAGTAAAGAAGGTAGCAGGAGACGTAGGAAATGGAGGCTTTAACTCTAGCCTTGGAAGCCGTAATCCTACCCCTAGTCCTAAAGATACTAGAGGTATGACCTTAAAGAACCAAGGTGTAACTAATCTATCAACTAGGTTGCCTTATGACTCTTCTAAAGGAGAGATTAGGAACCACAAAGGACTGTAACTATGCCAAAACTTAAAGGATACAAGAACCCTAAGCCTAGACCTCAGGTAAGAAAGAAGCCTCCCCCAAAGAAACCTGTGAAACTTAGGACTTATTAGGTGGACTTAGTGTGCTCCCTCAGAATAATTTAAGATAAAAATCTGAGGGGGTATACGCACTCATCGAAAGCAAAAGTTCCCCCCTTCGACCTTTATATATTCATTAGTAGCACCAAAAGAAAACTTAAAGTTGACGCAATGTTATCCATTGTAGGGCTTGGGTGGTCATTATGTTGTCCACAGGTTGGGCTTGTGTCTCTTGTGGGGTAATTTGTTTTTTTATTTATCATTAAACAAGTGGTAAACAATGAATATCACTTGTAGTATGTCTCATGCTCTACATTGTGTGTGTTATGCTAATCAGCGCAAGCCCTTTGTTTACAATGAGTTAGCCTGGTTGTGACTTATTGCTTAAATTAATTTTTATTAATAATCCATATTTATTCATATTTATTTTTTTTATTCTTGACTTATTTCGATCAATGCTCAATACTGTGATTGTTATTAATTGAAACAAGGGGAAAACAAAATGATAAACAATAAATACTTTTATGAAAATGGCGAGTATAAGGAAGGATCAATACCTCAAGAGTGTATTAATGACTGTTCTCATTCTGGTCAATGTATTGATGATATTCAATATTGGGTTAAAAAACTTGACTTTGACTTTAATAAAGATCAAGGTATTGACTATTTAAAAGCCTATGGTGCATGGGATGATGAACAATTATTAAATCATGATGATAATAAAGAACGTGTGTTGTGGATAGCGTGTTGTGATATGAGTGATAGTCAAGAAGAATTTTATGGTTTAATACATTAATTAAACAAAGGAGAAACACAATGACTAAAGTAAAACCATTACTAGGACGAACGGGTAAACCAGTAGCTAATCAATATGTTATTGAAGATGACCAAGGGAATACATATTTTCAAAGCTATGATAGCATCATTGCTAAGATACCAGACTTACATAATACTACTGCTTTTACTAAAGATGACTTAAATTCCCATAGGTTTCAAATTGTCTTAGATAAAACTTATTGGAATTACAGCGTTACTACGAGTAAGTATCGCAATCAATTCTTAGGTGAATCAACAAAAGAAACGCAAGCCAAAATAGATAGTGGTGAATATAAATTAGTTGATCTAAATAACTAAAGGATAAAACAAAATGAAACTACTTGACATATGTATTGAAGGAGTTACAATAGGTATTATATTATATATCATGATGGTATTAACAACAACACTATAACCT